GGTACAGTAAATATTTCCATGGAAATCGAGTAAATAAATCCCAATTCCTAGCCACTTCCTGCCAATTCCCAACACTTACAATAATATTCCAGCAATGCCAATCACTACCATTTCATTTCCATCCAACTACCAATTTATAACAATTACAATAACTTACACATATTCCAGTAGCTTACAATTTGATGTAATTTATTGTAATTGACTGAATTTTACAATTACCACTCTTTCCCATATACAAAGAGTATACTGGCATATTATATAATTATATTTGTGCAAGTTGACTATTAATGAATTTTAGTAAAATCAAAAAATTTTGAGAAAATTTCAAAAAGGTATTGACAATCGAGAATTTTCGTGTTATAATATAAACAGAAGATAAGAAAAGAACAGCCGAAAGGCAAGGAGGAAAATATGAAATATGTGGTAATTTACGACGATGGTGTAAACGTATTTAACATTATTCGGGGTGTTGGTCACCGGAACGCACGGAAATGGCTAAAAGTAACAGGCGGTAAACATGTTAGAATTTACACCAGTTCAGGTAAATTCGTGACATATGGCAAACATTGGGATAAGAGCGAGTTAATGGCAGTAAGTACAAGTAGATGTCATGACAAATTGCCGAATGCAACTAGAAAAATTGCATTTAATTGAAAGGATGTTGTTTATGTTCAAAGAGTTAAGTTTTGTAAATGTGCACGACATTCACGATGTTTTATTCCAGGCGGCAATGATAGTTGGTGAGACAAAGAACCCCGATGATGTCGATTTCAACGACGTACTGTGTTCATTTATGGCAATGGAAAAATGTGGATTCCACCACAGGGCAGCCCGGTACAAGCGCAAATTTCCAGGCATGCCATTTGGGGTATATCCGTATTCAGGCAAATACGGTGATGGGTATATTGTTACACATACAGGCGGCATGGATTATTATTTGAAAGGGGTTGAACCTAATGAAAAACATTTCTACCGTTTTCGCTAAAAAGATTTTAGCAGAATATGAAAAACCGTGTCAATATCCATTTCGCCATTGGTGTAAGTGGTGGAAACTGGAAAAACATCCCGGAGGGTTTGTGTTGCATGAATGTGTGTATGAGACTATGAATATCATGTATTTGGTTCATGTAGGTGACTACATAGTCGAAAACGGAGAAATTAGGCAGATGCCAGACGGTTATTTTAATGCGCAGAGCGACCCGGCATAAGCCGGGGTAATGCGGAATTGTGGTCGCAACCCCACAAATTAAAATAAACATCAATATACATACACCCACATTTTCGCAAATACCTTGCGCCCCAGGGTGACAGGGGCAGAAAGAAAAATATGGAAAAATTTGCATTGACAATCAAGAACATGGAAGAAGTAGGAAGTTTCTGCACAATGCCTGTTGTAACAGAGGAAAACAAAGCAATTGTGTACAACGCAACCACCGCACCAGAATTCAGAATTAAGGACTGTATAAACCAGGAAATTGAACTAGCACATTTTGCTATTTCTATGGTTGAGGTAACAAACAAAGAAACAGGCGAGGTGACGAACGCACCGCATGTTACATTAATTGACAGCAAGGGCAACGGGTATGCATGCACATCTGTCGGGGTGTTCAATGCATTGCGTAATATTGTTCAGGCGTTCGGCATGCCGGATACATGGGAACATCCCAGAAAATTCCGTATTAAACAGGTGAACAAATCAGCGGATGTATCATTCTTGACGTTGCAGGCAGTAATTGAAAAGTAAAATTATTCCGGGGCTTTGCCCCGGAAAGGAGGTTTTATGAGCAAGCAATATATAGCAGTTGGGCACAGTGATGGCAAACGTTTCCAAGTGTTTTTGACAACTGATTCCGTCCAAGCGGCTAATTATTTATGCATCAGAAAATACCAGGATTTAGGACTTTACCCAACACAAAACGATTTTGTAAAACTTTGCAAGTTTTTCGGATATAAGGTAGTCCGAATTATTGAGGGACTGAATTTCACGTATATGGAATTTATGAGGAAGAAAGACGATGGCTAAACCAAAAAAGAAAAACAGCACCAGGAAAGCACCCCCCAAGAGGGGTGCTACTGCCGATAAACTATCAGTAAAAGAAAAGAAACGACAAATAAGGAAACAACAGGCAAAAGAAAAGAGGAAAGCGCAACAGCAAATACGGCAATTAGCAAAACAAGTAAAGAAAGACAAATATGCATCAGAGTTACGAAAAAAAGACAGGGAAGAGAAGAAATTACAACAAGCACTAAAGAAAAACCAGAAACAAAAGGAAAAGCAAATTTTAGGTGGTTACAAAGGCAGAAAGCAATTCAATGCAATTGACGACGCATTATTGAAAAAAGTACTATATGATATTTATTATAAATCAGAATACTACGATGTTTTGCCCTACAAAGAAGCGGTGAAAATTGTTCAACGAACAATGTCATTACATCGGGTTAAAACAGTAGAAGAATTATATAATATGGTTGAAATGGCTTTTGTAAAAAAACGTTTTGAAGCAGAGGAAGAAGAAAGAAAAATGGCAGAAAGTTTTTCAAATCCTTTTGAGTGGTTTGATTGAGGTGGTATTTTATGTTGAAATTTTCGGATGTAGTATATACCATACATACACTACATAAAATGCCAATACCACAGTATGAATGCACCGAAAAAAAACACATAGAATATATTGAATTGCCATGTAGTTTTGATATCGAGACATCCAGTTTTTACAATAAGAACAATGAAAAAACTGCAATTATGTATATTTGGCAGTTGCAAATAAAGGAAAATACAATAATAGGAAGAACATGGAAAGATTTTTTTGACGTATTACAAATATTGCAAAGAATATTCAAAATTTCAAGCAAGCGTATTTTGACAATCTATGTGCATAATTTATCATTTGAATTCCAGTTTATGCGAAAGTGGTTTGAATGGAAAAAAGTATTTGCCATCAAAAGAAGAACCCCATTAACAGCATTGACTACGGATGGCATTCAATTTAAATGTAGTTATATTTTGTCTGGGTTGAGTTTGGAAAAAGTAGCAGAAAATTTAACACAACACAAAATACAAAAATTGGTGGGTGATTTAGATTATTCCAAAATAAGACATTCTGAAACCGAAATAAAAACATCTGAATTGCCGTACATGGTGAATGATGTGCGTATCGTAGTGGCTTATATATGGGAGTTAATGGAAAAAGAGGGTAGCATCACGAAAATACCTATGACAGCAACAGGGTTTGTGCGGCGTCATTGCAAGGAAATTCTAACAAAGAATAAGAAATATTTGAAAAAAATAAGAAGTCTTACACTTGAACCGAAAGAATATGCTATCGTCCGCAGAGCATTTATAGGCGGATTTACACATGCATCTTTTAGGGCAATTGGCAAAATATATGAAAACGTGGCAAGTTTTGACTTCACAAGTAGTTATCCGTTCGTAATGCTCACACAATATTTCCCAATGTCAAAGGGTGTTAAGGTAAAAATTGAAAGTCTAGAACAAGCAAAAGAGTATCTAAAAGAATATTGTTGTATTTTTAGATGTAGATTTAACAATTTAAGAGCGAGACAAGGTATGTCTGATAATTATCTATCGTTCAGTAAAATAGAAGAAAAAATTACAGATGATACTATCCTGAATAATGGTAGAATATACAGCGCACCACAAGCTACTGTTTGCATCACTGAAATTGATTTTGACATTATTTGTAAGACGTACACTTTTGACAGTGTTCAGTTTTCAGATTTTTACATATACAATAGGGGGTATCTACCAAAAGAATTTATGGAAATTATACTTGAACTGTATAAGAAAAAAACGGAATTAAAAGGAATTATTGGTAAAGAAGAAGAATATTTGAAAGCAAAAGGTATGTTGAATAGTCTATACGGAATGGCGGTTACAAATATTATCAGAGAGGAAAACAAGTATAGCGATGACTGGGAAGAGCCAGAATTTCCAGATATTGAAAAAGCAATCAAATCGTATAATAATCAGTATGGAAGATTTTTATATTACCCCTGGGGTGTTTACGTTACAGCGCACGCCAGAAGAAATTTATGGACTGGAATTTTAGCTTGTGGAAATGATTACAAGTACAGCGATACTGATAGTATAAAAATTACAAATTATGAAAAGCATATGGATTATATTGAAAAGTACAATGCACGTTGCATTGATTTGATAAAAAAAGTATGTGAATGGTATAAATTTGATTTTGAAGACTTTGAACCCATTGACATAAAAGGAAAAAAACATTTAATAGGCGTTTGGGATTTTGAGGGCGTTTATGACAGGTTCAAAACATTAGGCGCAAAGCGATACATTACGGAAAATAAAGTTAATTTTAAGTTTGCATGTGCGAGGGTTGAAAAAAAAGAAAGTACAAATTATTTGAAAAAAGCATATGTAAAGAAAGCAATTGACCAGTTTAATAATTTTAAGACAATAGGTGATAAACGTTATAAAATTATTTTGACATGTGCCGGGGTTGGGAAAAAAGCAGGTGCTGAATATTTGAAAAAAAAATACGGCAGGAAAGCAATTATACATTTTACTAATAAATTGATATTTCCTGTTGGTGAATGTGGGAAATTGACCCATACATATTTGGATGAATCGCAAACCGGATATGTAACCGACTATACAGGTAATGCAGGAAAGTATTGTGAATTATCCAGCGTTCACCTAGAAAATGGATTCTACAATATGAACCTTGCAGAAAATTTCATAGATTTTCTTTATAAAATAGGAGGGATTACAATTGATTAAACAAGAAAAACGTTTCCAAGAAAAAGAATTTTTGAAAATGCTACAGGAATTAATTGGGGATAAGGGTTTTTATAACCCCATCCCCCAATTGAAATGCGATACGTTGTATAATTTGGCGTGGGGAGAACGGTCAAACGGCAAAAGTTACGGCATGTTTACCACGGGACTGTTAAGATATGTATTATACGGTGAAAAAATGTCAATCATTAGGAGATGGAAAACAGACTTCACCGTAAAAACGGCGTCCCAATTTTTCGGCGGATTGACAAACAGAGGAATTATATCTAAATTAACAGGTGGGCAATATGACAGAGTATTGTATAAATCTAAAATGTTTTATCTTGCGTACGAAAATTCAAAGGGTGAAATAGAGCATGAAAATGACCCGTTCTGTTATGGTTTCGCACTAACGGATATGGAACACGACAAAGGCGGTGTGTATCCAGAAAATATAGGCCTTGTTGTATTTGATGAATTTATTTCCAGAATAGGATATGTTCCAGGAGAATTTGCACTATTTTTGAACGCTATTTCAACGCTTGTACGATTGAATAATTTTGCAAAAATTTTCCTCCTTGGAAATACAGTATCTACCAGTTGCCCATATTTCCGTAATATGGGAATGAAACACATCACAAAGCAAGAAAAAGGAAAAATCACAATTTACAAAAACAACAAAGAAAAGCCTTTTATTTCCGCTTTGTGGGCGGACAGCCCTGTTGAAGAAAAAGCATCAAACGAATATTTTCAGTTTGATAATCCGCATGCAAAAATGATTACATCCGGCGACTTTGAAACCTCCACATATCCAACTTGTCCATATACTTATTATTCCAGTGATGTAAAGTTCCGGTTTTTTATAGTATTTGATGAAGAAGTATTGCAATGCAATGTGGTATATATTGACGGAATGACATTTATTGACATAAATCCGAAAACATCGCCATTGAAAGATATTGACAACGACCTGATATACAGCGATAAACCAATTGCCAAACCCAACTGGTTTAAGAGAATCAATCAGCCATTTTTACCAGTACAAAGAAAAATAGTAGAAATTTTCAAAAAGGATAATTTATACTATTCCGACAATATGACTGGTGAAACATTGCGCAATTATTTAATGTGGTGTGGGATGCCTGTAAAAAATGATTAAAAAAAACAGCCGGGAGTAAATCCCGGCTATTTTTATTTTAGTCCTAATGCTGTAAGGGTTTTAATCCCCACAATACCATCTACTGCAAGCCCGTTCAATTTCTGGAAAGAAAGAACTGCACCAAGGGTCTTTTTGCCAAAGTGACCATCACACAGACTATCAAAATACCCCAATGCTCTTAAACGCACCTGTATTTTCGTGACATCTGCACCAACTGAACCCATTTTTACCATATTTTTTATTTCCTCCTTGTAAATAAATCCTATGAAAGTGTAGGCAGAACCACACCCCCATCTACCAGAACCACGGCACCGTTCTTTCCGCCACCATGGTATTCTTGAATTGTACCCGCTTTCACTGGTAATTACAGTATGTTCATTTACAACTTTTTCTACTATGGCACAATGACCTGCACCATTCTTTTTTTGCCAAACCATTACAGCACCCACATGGGGCATGTAAGAATCTAGCATCAGCCCTTGTGTTTTACAAAATTCTGTCAATAGGCCTGCATTCCTACTACCCAACAGGTCGCATGAATTCCGGTTATGTATCTCATTGAATCTGCCTACAGCATACCCGACACAATTTGACAGTACATTACAATCGGTATCAGTAGGTTTGCCCTTGATGCACGGGCTCCAGCCCCCGCAGTCTTTTGTGGTGTAGTACTTGTTTCCTTTTTCTGGTTTACTTGTTCGCTCTTTAAACATTAGAAAAATACCCCCTGTTTCAATAAATTGTTAATTTCGTCAATTTCTGCCGATGTAATTTTACCAGATGTAAATTTCAAATCTACAGCAGATACTTCTGTATATCCTTGTAAATCTGAAAAATTTACAAATTCGTCTGCTTGTCTGCCGTTTTCCTTGGTGTAATTTTCTGGATTGCTGGGGCATGAACGCCGGAAAATTAATGCAAAATCGTGACTTGCATTCCATCCGGATCCTCCTGATAATTTTTGAACCGTTGAAGTATTTCCTTTTTCTGTCAAAGCATTTACCGCTGATGTCCCAGCACCAACATAATTTCCCATTGCTAAATTGGCTACACCCTGAACCAGGTCAAGTATTCTGTTAGGGGAACCGTCATTTCCGGCTGTAATTGGTAATGTGATAGCGGCATTTCCAGCATATGCATGCGTGACAGCAATCCCAAATCTATTCACACATTGAACGAACACCACAAAATCCCCATTTACATAGTTATTTCTTCTAGTGATGGAAATATTTCCACCCATAATTTCGTTTATATCTATGTTTACTGTTCCATAAAAAGGGATATATAATTCGCATGTAGTGTACGGGGAATAATCAAGAAAACTACCAAAATATTCATCAATTACATAATTGGAGGTAATTAATTGGTCTTTAACGTAATTATTTGTAACTTTGTACGCGCCTGCCAAAATTTCAAGTTCTGTATTTGATACATTAATTTTAGCAACGGCAGACCGTGTTAGTTCAAGTTCACTAAATGGAACACGGATGCAACTGTATATGCCCTCCAGAGGATTAAACATTGTATTTTTCCAATATTGCCAAAAATCATTTGTGTAAATTTTGCCAAGGAAAGCCCCATACGCACCAGAATCAAGCGTATACATTTGTATTTTTCCGTTTTGGTTTGATAAAATGCTACCATATACATCATTCAATCTATTGGGCGGAATTGGGAAATTGTCGCTTGTATCGTCATATGTACCATATCCTCCAATTGCACCCCCCGGTGTGGGGTCTCCAAATGGGGGCACTTTGCCTTTTTCCCAAAAATTTAAATCAACAAGAACCCCAGATATTCTATATGTTGGCAGGCCTGATGTGTCTATTTGCCCAGTAGGTGCTAGATATAACCAACCAATAAACTCTTTTAAAACATTATTAACAATTCTGTAATAGTAACACATTTTTATTATACTATTAGCAACAGGCAATGTTAGTGTAGCTTCTTGATTAATCCTATTATCACCAATAAAATATGTAATCCCTGAATATTGTGTCTCCGTTGTTATAACTTGCAAAAAATTTTCTGTCTTTTCCTTTTCATTTTTCATAACAAAAATTTTATTGGAATTATCATTAAATAAATCAGAAATATTACTACCGCCCGAAAAAGTGTCATTTATATTTTCCATATGTCCTATATGATTTACAAGAACGGTTGAATATTCTATAGCATCTATCTGGGTATTTACAAGCGGCTTCAATAAAAGAGCAGATGCAAGAGCACCGTTAGGATTAAAAAAACCTGCATCTACCTTTTTTACAAATTTTACGCCTGTTTCGTCAAAAATTCCTAATCGTATGATATTCATATAGTCACCCCACAGTAATCAAAATATTGGTATCAACTAGGATTTCCCTTGGAAATACTTTAATTTGTGTCTTGTCATATTGAAAAATCTTTTGTTTATTGTCGGGCAAATATCCATTAAATAGATTTGAATTTCTTGATATAATGCCGGAATTGTTCCAGATGTCTCCCTGATATGTCACTAATACATCAACATGACATGAAATTGCCAAAAGTCCGGTTCTTACCCACTCTTTCCCTGTGATAAAATAGTATCTATCCAACTCTTCACAATAAACAGCGTTAGCCTTGTCATATTGCTCTGTTGCTTGAACTAAAAATACAGGGTTTACAATATTTAGTGTATCACGCATTGAACCTGTTAAATTTGCCCATGTGGTATAGGATTTCTTAACACTGTTTTTAGGTTGTGAATATGATAAAAGTTTAATGTTCATATTTACCTCCATAAGGAAATAGGCGGATTATCCGCCTATTTTCTACTATGCCTTTTTGTAATATCTGGTGTTTGCATCGAATGTATCCGAGGAATTCTGTACATATGCTCCATTTGTAAGAACATAGTAATTCGCATAATCGGTTGTCCAATCAGCAGGCTGAACAGTCAAGGGAACGTAATAATATTCTGATACCGTAAATACAATTACATTTTCTGCAAGGTCATTGTAATAACTTGCATCAGCAGAATAGAAATACTTGTAAAAACGTCCCTCTGGGTTGTAAAGACTGTCAACTGGATTCTGTTCACAACAAATAAGAGCCGCTTCATCGTCCTGCATCACAAAAATAATTCCATCCTGTACAATCTGTGCTGTGGCATTTCCTACTTGCGACGCCGGAATTACGTTCAGCATAGACCTATCGGAATATTTTGCATTTGTACCCATTCCTTGCCAATAGGGCACTTCATGATATCCGTCAACCTCCACAAATTCGGTATGGTATGTGTTGCCATAGAGATGTGTGCGCATTGCGCTAGCAAAATCTGTAAGTGCGTACATTCTCAATTTTTCCGGGGGCGTGAATGTGGTATATCCGGCATCATTGAACAGCATGGATGCTTTTGCAATCAGCTTTTTGTACATCTGCAGCTTATTGGAAACAAATCGTAGAAAATCGGGCTTTGTTTTCCAATTATCGGCAGTTACTGAATTGTCGCTTGTTTCTACGTGGTAATCATGCAAAAGATTTACAACATTGTTACCACTCCACAGCTTTTCAGCAATCAAATTTGCTTCGGTTCGGTACGCCAATGCTTCTGTTGCCAAATTCATTTTCATCTGAATTCGGTTTTCAATCATAGAAATAAATCGGTTCATGTCCTCTGCCGAACGGAATGCAGATTCTGCCTGTTCCCGTGTAATGCAAATCTTTTCTCTGAATGTGGTTTTCATATTGAAATATTTTGCCATTACAGTGGGTGCACTGTCAAAATCAAACAAATCGGAAAAATCCGGTTTCTGTGTATCTGCCAACTGCCATGCTTTATTGTCAACGTAGTCACCTACATCACAGCGAACTTTCTGCAAAATACTGCCATATGTCCAGGAATCCCGGAGCAGCCCCAAATCGTCCGGCTGATATGTTCTGTCAACAAAAATTACTCTGCCCACCTGGTCAATTAACTTTCCCACAAACTTGTCGAAATTATCACCCCACTGGGTAGAACTGGTGATTTCTCTGCCAACGTCTACAATATTTGACAAATCCTCTTTTACAAGAGCGGATTCGCCAATAATTTCATTGTATACAGTATTTAGAAGTGTGGCTACCTGTTTTACTTTCATTTCAAATTTCCTCCATTTCATAAATAGGCGATGCAATCACCTTTAATATATCATTGTAAACAATTGCAAAATAGTTTTTCTTCCAGACTTCCCACTCTTTGGAAATTAAATCTTGAGCCGGAATCGTTTGCCCTGTTCTAGTGGTGATGCGAACATTATCCCTGGTGTTGGTATCAACCCCGGAATTAGTAGTATTTGATTCATTACTATCTGAATCGCTTGGAATTCCAGATGATGAGTTAAACCCCCACAAACTGGAATTTCCGCTACTTGTAGTATTCACTGAATGTCCATGTCTGAATTGCTCATTATCTGCAATTTCTGTAATAGTTTTTTCGTTAGCACTATTCAGAATTTCATAGTTTAACGAAAAAACTTTTGAAAGTTTTTTCCACTCGTTAGAATACATTGAATAAATTGCATTTGCTATTTGTGTTTTTACAGAATCTTCAATAATACCATTGCTGGAAACTTTTTGCAAAAGATACCATGAAGGACAAATTGCACCCCACTGGACAAAAAAGGAGTTGTCTGCCTGTTCTGCTGTAATATTCAGGCTGTCACTCCATGGAATCCCCGGCATTTTCGTAAATATCCCGGTCATTGTCGGATACAGTTTCAACAGATTCATTAGCCACACCCTTTTCTTCTATATGTTCCCATATGTCATTAAGTTTTACAGTCCATCCCAATTTTTTTGCGGCATCCTGTCTACACAATAACATATTTTGTACTAACGGTTTTAAAATATCATCATTAGCGCCGATTTCATTTTCTGATAATGATTGCCGTTTCATATTCCAATTAGATTGTAGCCCAATTGAATTGTATAACTGCCCCTTAATATATGTTGCAATTTCAATTAACTGTTGCATATATGTAGTGCATACTCCATTTACAGGCAAAACGCCTAACGGTTTTGTCTCGCCGTTCATCCATGATTTTACAGTCTGTAAAACTGTTGACAACTTGCCCCATTTCAGATTTTTTTGCATTTGAGTAAATGCATTCGCTGTATTGGAATCTTCTGCATAGTAAATATTCATAATTCGCAAATTTTCCAATGCATTCAGAATTGTAATATCATTTTCAACCAACATTTCACACGCCCTTGCAAACATTGGATATAACCCTAAAAATTCGGAATCATTGCGAATAAGAATGCAATTATCATCTGAAAAATAATACTGTCCGTTAAATTCTTGTGCGTATGGGTTTGTTACTATAATTCCGGCTGGCATGTAATACTCTGTCCATTCGCCCAGCCATCCGGCACAATTTCCAGATACAACTAGCTTTTTGCCGTTCTTGGTAATTACAGCAGCCCAACCATAGCACTGTAAATACTGTTCCAACCTAAAAATTGGAATTTCTAATTCCCTAGTATCCCATTGAAACATAATGGCAGTAGTATTGAAAAATTCCGACATGTGTGTTTCAAAATTCCGGGGCTTGTCACGAATGCCTTTTGCCTTGGGGTCATAATCATTATAGGAAAAAACACCGCCACGCCAGTAGTCAAACGGTCTGAACAACATTAATTATCAACTCTTTTCCAATTTTTCAGCCAAATCTGTAATTGCTTTGGTGTTGTTTTCCAGGGCGGATTTGATAGCCTGCATATATTTAGTTTGTGTGTACAGCAAATAGCAGGAAATTGCAATTGGAAAACCTACTGTAGAAACCGCTGTCATAATAGCATCCATAAATTACATACCTTTCTTTTATTTTCTACTTGCATTATAAATGAAAATTTTCAAAAAGTCAATAGTCAACTTGCACAAATATAATTATATAATATGCCAGTATACTCTTTGTATATGGGAAAGAGTGGTAATTGTAAAATTCAGTCAATTACAATAAATTACATCAAATTGTAAGCTACTGGAATATGTGTAAGTTATTGTAATTGTTATAAATTGGTAGTTGGATGGAAATGAAATGGTAGTGATTGGCATTGCTGGAATATTATTGTAAGTGTTGGGAATTGGCAGGAAGTGGCTAGGAATTGGGATTTATTTACTCGATTTCCATGGAAATATTTACTGTACC